ATTATAGTGGTTTGATGAAGGCATTAGATAAAAAGAAAGGTCCTTGGAGACCTGGAATGGATAGGTAATAAACTATGGCTGTTGAAATTGGTAGAAAGATTGTTAAAGATACACCACAATATGCAAATTATGCTATTGGGATTACTTTACCATTAACTTTTGGTGAGAATACATTTGAACAATCTTATTTAACCAAAGACCAAGTTAAATCAAATATCAAAAATTTACTTCTTACTAAAAGAGGTGAAAGAGTTTTACAACCTGAGTTTGGTAGCGGATTGCAGGAATTACTTTTCGAACCAAATGTAGATGATTTGGAAGGTAGGATTGAGGATACAATAAATGAAAGTTTACAACAATGGCTACCATATGTTACAGCAGAAGAAATTGATATTGAATCAACTGATGAGTTAAGAGATAATAATAGATTAAATGTTTCAATTAAATTTAGAATAGGAAATGATATTAATTTAGAAACCTTAACATTTACAGTTCAGGGATAATAAGATATGGCAATAACAAAAACAACAAAGAATTTTAAGAATAGGGGTAAGGATATTAAATACCTCAACAAAGATTTTGCCGAATTTAGAGGTAATCTAATTGAGTTTGCAAAAACTTATTTCCCAGCTACTTATTCTGATTTTAACGAATCATCTCCAGGTATGATGTTTATCGAAATGGCATCGTATATTGGTGATTCGCTTTCATATTATATTGATGATACCTTAAAGGAATCATTAATGGTTCATGCAGATGATATTGAAAATGTAATATCACTTTCACAATATTTGGGATACAAGCCAAAAGTAACATCACCCGCAGTAACCACACTTTCGGTTTATCAATTAGTACCATCAACCGGAGATGGTGTAAACAATACCTATGATGAAACATATCTTTTGAAATTAAAAGAAGGTATGGTTGTTGAATCTACAAATGGGGTAAGATTTATTACTCAAGATGTAGTAGATTTTTCAGATGATACGGATAGAGAAATCACTATTTATCAAACTGATTCTGTTAGTGGAGAAACTTCTTTTTATTTGGTAAAGAAAAAGGTACAAGCTATATCGGCTGAAATAAAAGAACAAGAGTTTACTTTTGGTTCATATGAGGCATTTAGAACTATTGATTTATCCGATACTAACATTATCGATATCTACGATGTAAGAGATTCAAATGGAAACAAATGGTATGAAGTTCCTTATTTAGGACAGGAGTTAATATTTGTTGATTACCCAAATACAGCGGCTAATGACCCAGACTTATATCAGTTTAAATCGACAGTACCATATATATTAAACACACTTAAAACATCTCGTAGGTTTGTTAAAAAAGTAAATGGTGATAGTACCACAACAATTCAGTTTGGTGTTGGAGACCCATCTGTTAGTGAAGAAACTATTATACCTTCGGTTAAAAATGTTGGGTTGGGGTTACCTAATTCTATTTCTAAATTAAATGAATCATTTGACCCTACGAACTTTTTAAAAACAAATACATATGGCTCTTCCCCATCAAACACAACTATAACTGTAAAATATTTGGTTGGGGGTGGAATTTCATCAAATGTAAAGAAGGGAACTCTTACTCAAATTAGGGGTGTTGAATATGAAGAAGATACTACATTATTAACACCACAAGAATTAGCAATATACAATTCAACCAAAAATTCATTAGCAGTAGATAATGAAGTTCCTGCAACTGGTGGTAAAGGTGGTGATACGATTGAAGAAATAAAACAGAACGCTTTAGCAAACTTTGGCTCTCAGAATAGAGCAGTAACCGCTAAAGATTATGAAGTAAGAGCGTTATCGATGCCAACTAAGTTTGGTTCGGTTGCAAAAGCATACGCTACGGCAGATGGTACATTGGATAACAACTCACCATCATCAATTCTTTCTTCACCAAAAGCTTTACAAGAGTTTACTGATTTAGTAATGAGTTTTGTTGAAAAGCCGGATGATGAAGAGCCGGATAGAAGAAGTGTTCAACAAGAAATACAAAAATATTTAATTGGTAAAACTTCAAACGAAAACGAAAAAAACAACCCATTTGCAATTAACTTATATTTGTTGGGATATAATTCGGATGGAAAACTAAGTTCTTTAAATAGTGCAATAAAAGAAAACTTAAAAACATACCTTTCCGAATACAAAATTTTAACCGATGGTGTAAATATAAATGATGGATTTATTATTAATATTGGTATTGAATTCGAAGTAATTACATTTAAAAATTATAATAAATCGGAAGTTGTTGCAAATTGTATTCAAGAATTAAAAGATTATTTTAACATTAATAATTGGACTTTTAATAATACTATCAACATTTCAGAATTAGAATTGATTGTAGCAAATGTAGAAGGTGTAAGTTCAGTTCCAAAATTAAAAATTGTAAATAAATGTGGTGAACCTTATTCACCAAACTCATATAATATAGAAGCGGCGATTAAAGATAAGATTTTATATCCATCTTTAGACCCATCGGTTTTTGAAGTTAAATTTCCAGATGCGGATATTAAAGGGAGAGCAAGATAATGGCATACTATTTCCTCACAGCATCAAAAGATGCATCGGTTTACTTACAACAACCTGACCAAAATTGTGGTTTAGATGAAGTATTAGAGGTAAGTAAGGTTTACTATGGTAACATCAAAGATGTATCCAGAGCACTCCTTAAATTTGATGTGAGTAACTTCTCATCATCACTATCAAATGGAAGTGTGGGATTCGAAGAAGCAACTCTTATAATGAGAGAAACTGAATCCGAAGAACTACCATTGGATTTTTCAATTAACATTCATCCAATATCCGAAAGTTGGGAGATGGGTAATGGTACTCGTTTTGATGATATATCTACCTCTGGTGTAACATGGAATTATAGAGAAGGTGATTCTTCTTTAAGATGGGTAAGTGTAGTTGATAATGGATTGCCTGTATTTGCTGGAACATCCACTGGTTCATTTGCTGGTAGAGGAGGTGTTTGGTATTCTGATTTAAGTAGTTTTCAAAATTTTTCATATCAATCTAAAGATATTAATGCAAATATTACTACTATCGTTCAAAGCTGGTTAAGTGGTTCAATTAACAACGAAGGATTAATTGTAAAACACACAAACGCCGTTGAAGAAGATACAAACGATTATGGTATTCTAAAATTCTTTAGTAAAGAAACCAATACAATCCATCAGCCAAAAGTTAGAATTGGTTGGAATGATGTTTCTTTTACAACTGGTTCATTAACCGAACTAACATCTGAAGAAATTAAAGTTGGAATCAAAAACTTTAAAAAAGAATATAGAGTAAACACAACTCCAAAGTTGAGAGTAGTGGGTAGGGATTTATATCCAGTTAAAACATTCTCAACAACCGCACAATATGGTATTAGTAAATTCTTACCAACAACATCATATTACCAAATTAGAGATTATCATTCAGATGATATTATTGTTCCATTCTCAAATTACACAAAGTTAAGTTGCGATTCAGCTGGTAATTACTTCAATCTTAATTTATCAAATTGGGAAGTGGATAGAGTATATAAAATAGAATTTAAAGTTACCATTAATGGAGTTGATAATTTCTTTGATGAAGATTATACATTTAGCGTAATATCGTAAGATGAAAAACAGCGGATTAAAAAATGAACAAAAAGTTCAACAAATTTTAGTAAGTGGTTCTACTGCATTAGTTCAGAGAAACTCCGCTGGTGTACGTCTATTTAGAGAATCTGATTTAGGTGATGGTATTATAAGTGGACAACTAATTAGACCAAAGTACAATACTAATGAACTAAAAAAATCAATAGATACTGAAATATTTGAATTAATTCCACAAGAAGCTCCTGATTTACCAGCGATGGTTCTTAAAACAATTTATGATGATGCTTTGGAAAGAATTGATGATTTAACTTTAGAGGTTACTAATTTAAATACAGAAGTAGGTAACTTAAATTCAAAAATTTCTGAATTAGAAATTGTAAGTGAAAGTTTGAAAATAGAAGCGGATAATCAAATATTAAAAGCTAATGTTTCAGAACAACAAGCCATTACCGCAAATGAGCAAGTAGCAACTACTACTATTGATTTAACAAACGCTATTCAAAACTCAATTAATGAGGCAGTTCAAAGAGTATCTTTATTTGCAAGAAATGAATCTTTGGAACAAGAAGTTGCTAATCTAAGAGAACAATTATTTGGATTGGCAGCTCAAACGGCAGAAGGTGCTCAAAGTGGTGGTAACAATTTATTTACGGTAAAAGTAATTGGTGGAGGTTCAGACCCGGATTATGATATTAAAGCAACATCATCTCATTGGGATAGAAAAGGCGAAGATACATTAAATGTACAATTAGAAGTTAACAATGTTACTGCTGCGAATAAAATAACAAATATTCAGTTTAATTTCACCAATGGGCCTAAATGGCTTAAGGTAAGACAGGGATATTCTACAACGATAGAACCACAAGTATCTGCTATATATGGGTTAAAATTTGATAATACTGTTATTGGTACAATGGACCCAAAAAGAGTTAATGCATTTATTGGAAAAAAGTGGTCTAGTGAAGCAAAGGACCATACTAATACCCAATTACAAGTTAAAGCTACATTTGCAGATGGAAGTACTGATACTGTAATTCTGAGAACAAAGTTAAGAAAAAACAGAAAAGGATAAAATGGCAATTAAAACATTTAAAGAAATAATCGAAAACAAAGGGTATCGAATCTCTTCGAAAGATAGAGAAATTTTCGAACAAGGTACTCTACAATCATTCTTCGGATTTTCGGATTCGGATATGATTGAGTTTATCGTTTATGATGCCAATGATAATCAACTACCTCAAGGTGAATTTGGTGAGTTGGTTAGATACATTCCATTGAATTCGGAAAACATTAAAGATTACTTTTTAATAGCTGATGGTACTGTATTTCAAGCTTTAAATTTTCCAAACGAATACTTTATAGATGTTGAAAGATTAATAAAGGAAGCCGGATATAATAATGGTATTTTTAAAACACAAATTACACTATTGAATAAAAGAGTAGGGTATGAATCGGCAAATGAAAAATTGTGGATTAAAGAAATATCACCATCCAGAACCGAAGTAAGATTATTGCCAATAATGAATGATGTTTCCAAAAAAACAGATTTATTAACAAGATATAATATTATGTTAAGTGGTTCTGATTTCAGAGATGATATTATTCCATTTATTGCATCTTTTATAGAATCAATAAACCCATCGGAGGTTTCTTTATTTATCAAAAAAACTTATGGTGAAAAATGGTACAACAATTTTGTTTCCGAATTTGGCATCAGAGGTATGGATAGTTTAGTAACTAAAATTTATAATGAATTTAGAAAAGCTGTTATTAATGAATTTTCAAATAGAGTATCTTCTATTACAGATGTTAATTATGGTAAGAAAAAACAAACAAAACCATCATTAAAATATTCTAAAGAAGATGTTTATAAAATTTCTCAAAAAATTATAGTAGAAGTAATTCAAAAATATTTACCCAATAGAACAATACAAACATCTACTCAAGTTGAACCTGTATTTGATGCCAGTCAAGATACATTAAGTACAGTGGTTAGGAGAAGAGAATCCGATGTTACAATACAACCAAAAGTTCCTCAAGTAAATGTTACAAAAGAAAAACCACCAAAGCCGGTTGAAGAAAAACAACTTGAAAAACAAATAATGGAGGAAGTTCCATCAGAACTACCAGTTCCTAAATTTAGTAAACCAAATCCTATTAAATCAACCAAAACTCCAAAAGGATTGGGTAATTTATTTGGAAGAAAACGAAATAGAAAATTAGATAGATTATAAAATGGCAGTACCTGTAAAAAATATAGGATTTGATGAGGTGTATAACCCCAATAATGATGATGGAACTACGCCAAATGGTGGTGGTAACACTGGCGGTGGTGGGGGTGGAGGTCCTCAATCTGGTGGGGGTGGTTCTACTGTCCAAAGTAGTACTACTTCAAATATATTTGTATTTAATATATCATCTAATGAAAAATCATTTACAACATTATTAAATGGTAATGCAGTTGCTAATAGTAAATTAATTAGAATTGCTAGAAAAGATATTGCACTAGAAAATAAAAGAATTCAAATAAAAAAGACTGGGTTTAAAAACAACAATGAATATTATATTGTTGAAATGATTTCAGATGGTGGACCAATTATTGATAATCCAAATTTTGACCAACCATTGGGTATAGGTACTAAAGATGTTTTACTTACAAAATATAGAAATGGTGAAGTAGTTGGTAAACCAATATCAATTAAAAATAATACATCTGTACAATTAGAATTTAATTTAACTAAAGTAACAGATGGGGATGAATACGAAGAACCAAAATCATATAATACATCTTTTAATATAAGTGGAGGGCAAGCATCGGTAAGTGTTCTTAAAAATGGAAATAAAAATGCTGAATTTTTCCCCAAAAAAGGAGCTAGTAGTTACTCCGATGTTGAGGGTACTAAATACACGATTCGTTCATCCGATACAACACTATATAGAATAACAAATATATTATACACATCCGCAACTAAAGAACAATCATTATCAGCTAATGTTGGTGAAAGTTTAGAAATAACTGTAACTTTAAATTCGGATTATATATTTGATATTATTGTTGAAGAGGTATTCCAAGGTACTCCAGCAAAAGACCCACAAATTCAATTGGTAAAGGATGGTGCTAGAGAATATAATATAAACTCCAAAACAGGTGTACCTTTAATGTTCAGAAAAAATGCAGATGTTGAGGCAATTACTGTAATTATTGGTGAGGATGTATTTGAGTTTGATGATTTGGATAGTGGAGATTTATGTGGTGTAACTATACCACATTCAGCCTTTAGAAAAATAGGAAAATATAATGTTAAGATTTTTCCATTTTCATTTGATGATTATGAAAATCAAGTTAGGCCTGCTGAACCTGCTGATAGAATTGAAACTAAAAAGACAGAAATTAAATATAACATAAAAGAAGAAGTTTCGGAAGAGGCTCCAACATTTGAAGATAAATATAACAAATATAAACCAAAACCAGGTGGTGGTTCTGGTGGTGGAGGAGGTAGACCTGTATTTTTAGATTCAGGAGCTGATTCATTTGACCCAACAAATCCGTTTACTAATAGAGGGGATTTTGTTAATGGACCTAATATAAACGAAGCATTAAGATAAGATGGCACAAGAAAAATTACCTTTTGGAATGGGAGGAGCTGGTGGTAACAATAACACTGGTAATACCAATGTGCCTCAAAATAATCCATCAACAATTAATCAACCTGTAAACCCAATTAATTTTCCAACAAAACCAACAAACAATAAGGGATTAAAATCAAACCTACCAAATGTATCATTATCAGATAGACCATCTCCAAAAAAGTTAATCGAAAAATTAGATGAAGGAATTGCCGATGATGAAACAATTGGTGTATCAAATCGTGCTATTGATTTAGTAATTAATGTAATTGATGAAACATATGTAAATGTTCCTGATATTGTAAAGATACAATATCCAAAAGAAGTCAGAGGTGCTGATTTCGTTGGGTATGATGTAGATTTTAATATTCAATTTGATGTAGTAAATGGTGATAGTAGTACTTTTGTTGAAGTTGGTATTGGTAGAGTAAAATCTGCATTTAGAACTAGGGATAAAAGTATAACCTTAAATGTAAAGGAAGTATTAATTAATTACCTTGATATGGAGGGTGAATTTAACCCTGCAAGAAAAGGAGCTCCTGAGGGCGTTGATGTTGGCGATAAAATTAGAATCCCAATATCATTAACTCCAATTACTCAAAATTTAAGAAAAGAACAAATAAAAGGAGAAACAGAAACATTTACAGTTCTTTTTGATAAAGGTGATTTAACCATTCCAAGAAATGTTGCAATCAATAGATTAGCTGAAGGATTTATATCTCAATTCACAAATTGTGAATTTGATGATTCTAAATATCTTACTCATTTACTACATTTAGGTAAAGGTGATAATAAAGTAATTACAACTTGGGTAGGTAGTGAAAATTCTTTAATTCTTAAATTATACGAACCACTACCAACTTCTGTTAGAACTAATGATAAAGTTTGGATTACAAAAATACAAGCTAATCCAATTATAGAAACCATTACTTTGGTTGGTGATGGTATAGATTATTGTCCACCACTAAAGGGACCTAATTTTACTTTAGAATCTGATAATGGTATTGGATACCAAGTATATGATGAATTATTGGCAAGTGGTTCTACAACAAACACATCATTAGTTCAGAAATATATTTCTAAAAAAGGAATTGATACTGAAAAATTAAATATAGAATATGTAACTGGTTCCGAATATTATTTTGATAATTTTATACACTTTGGTTCAGCTGAAGAAAGAATAAAAAACTTTTGGTATAAGATTGAACTATTGGAATCATATCAATCAAAATATAATTCACTAACTACTTCAACTGCAGAATTGGGATATGTTCTTGCCGAAGGTAGTACATATGATGGGTATGTGATTATAACTGAAGATGATAGTTCTTTAGGGTTAGATTCTACAACGACAACGGCGGCATCTGTTATTGAAGCAAATAAACAATTGGATAATATTAATAATCTAATTGGTACATTTGATGGGTTTGAAAAATGGTTGTACACATCAACTGATGATTTAGCGTATCCAAAGAGTGGTAATACAATTGTGGCATCAACCAACTCTGAAGCAATAGCTTGGTACAATAGTAGTGTTAACGATAGCGCAACCTTTGATAGAAACAACATTGATTATCTTAACAACAATCTTCCAGAGTTTATTAAGGAAGATTATCAGAATGAAGATTTTATGTTGTTTATGGATATGTTGGGACATCACTTTGATGTTATTTGGGTTTATATAAATTCATTAAATAAGTTAAAAAATCCACAACACAAATCCGATAAAGGATTCTCTAATGAATTGGTTTATCATATGCTAGAATCTTTGGGTTGGGAAGGTAAGAAAGCTTACGATTCTCAATTCCTATGGGAATATGCTTTAGGACAATATAAAGATGGTACACAAAAATACCAACAATCACTTAAATCAGCAAATGAAGAAGTTTGGAGAAGAATCCTTAACAATCTACCTTATTTACTAAAACACAAAGGTACTGCTCGTTCGTTGAAAGCAGTAATGGCTTGTTATGGTGTTCCACAATCACTTCTTACAATTATGGAGTTTGGTGGACCAACTGACCCAACCGATGGTGGTACTCAACCATTTACATTTGAGGATAGAACAGCTGCTTTAGTATTTAGTGGTTCTCAATATGTAAGTACTGAATGGAAAAATTCACCATTACCATTGAGTATTGAAATGAATGTTAAATTCAACGAAGCTCAGAATCATAGTTTAGTAAAGGGTATATCGGGTGCTAGTACTTATTTTGAGTTAGATGCTATACAAACTACTGGTTCATTTGGTAAGATTGTATTCTCTATGTATTCTGGTAGTGGATTGACTCCTTCTGGAGACCCACAAACCATTGAAACTACACAAAGAAAACTATTTGATGGTGAATATAAAACAATTGCTATTACAAGAGCAGATGATACTGTTAGTTCTGGTTCGTATTCATTGTATCTAAAACAATCATTAAATAATAGATTAGTTATTAATGAATCTGTAACAAAACTTATTAGTAGTTCATTTTGGGATGATTCTACTGAATTACAAATAGGTAGCGCATCTTATACAACAATTGATGAGTTCAGATTATGGAGTACTCCATAATCTGAACTCATCAATTGTTGTATAAGAAAACTTCCAGACGCAACAAATGGTAATAACTATACTGCATCTGCATCTGAATTGATATTAAGACATGATTTTGAATATCCAAAAAATAGACACACAGATGGAGATACTGAAATTATAAATGTTTCGGTTAGTAATCTATATAATGTAACATCATCAATAGCTGTTGGATTCACAAGTCAATCTGTATATCCATATAATTACGAAACATATGAAAGAAGTGTAACCGCTCAGGTACCTTCTTTAGGATTCAATCAAGCCGATAAAATTAGATTTGAATCACAAACTTTAGTTGGTGATTTATCTCATAAAGTTAGAGCAACTCAAAAATCATTGGATAGAGCACCAATCGATTCATCTCGATTAGGATTATTCTTCTCACCAATCAAAGAGTTGAATATGGATATTATTAAATCTTTTGGTAATTTTAATATTGATAATTATATCGGAGCACCTGCTGATGAATATAAAGATGAATACACCGAACTAAAAAATCTAAGAGAATTTTATTTCCAAAGATTAAATAGAGATATTTACGAATACATAAGATTAATCAGATACATAGATAAATCACTATTTGATGTATTAGAAGATTTAGTTCCTGCTAGAGCAAAAGTTTCTAAAGGTTTATTAATTGAACCACATTATTTAGAAAGAAGTAAAACTAAATGGAAAAAACCAACATCTGAGAAAAGAGATTATGAAACTAATCTAAATGTTGAAGAAGATGTAATTCTAATCGGTGATAATAATCAGTTCGAAGGAAAGTTGGATGTAGATGATACAACTACCCTATCATATCAATATGATAATTATACAGCTAATTTAGATGCAGAAAGTGATATTAATTTGGTATCAACCAATCCACAATATGATTCATCTATTGATGTAAATGAAGATACCGAATTAGTGGGAACATACCCAACATATGTATTTGAAATAAATGTACCTAAAGGAGATAAGTTAGATGCAACAGCTGCTTCCTTTGGATTTGAACAAATTGGAATGGAACCTGATTCTTTAGCAAATGCTGGATTTGGATTATATGCATCACTACCAGCAACTGGTTCGGTAACTAAATTAGATATTTTTGGAAATCGTTTCGTTACGAGAGAACAAATATATTTAATAAAAGAACAATATATCGAAAAAATAAAAGTACAAACTAAAGGCTGGCCTGCAACTACTACTAATGAACAAGTTGAATATGAATTGCAGGATGTAACTAAATTTAGATATAGAGTATCAAGAGTAGGGGTTGGACAATCTATACCAACAATAGGTAATGATGTAGTAGAGGTTACTCCATTAAATGGTTATTTTCCAACACACTATCGTTACAAAAACAATTTATCAGAAGGGTTGCAAAAATCATTCTTTAAGGGTTCACAACAAACCCAAGATACAACCCCAGATGGGTTACCACCTGTTGAAACATTTACTACTAATCCAAATATTCTTAGAGTTGCGGATACTGGTAGAGGTTCTGGTGAACCAATCTTAGAGGTAGATTAATTAAATTTGAAAAAAGTTATATTTATAGTATATCACAAAAGGGTAAAATAAAAATATGGGATATTTAGATAACACATCAATTACAGTCGATGCCATCCTTACTAAAAAGGGTAGACAAAAATTGGCATCCGGTCAAGACCTTGGAATCACCAAATTCGCATTGGGTGATGATGAGATTGACTACACATTGTATGAGCCAGCGCACCCAAAGGGTTCGGCGTATTATGACTCAGCAATTAAGGCGATTCCAATTCTGGAAGCTAGTCCTGACGAAACGCAAGTATTAAGATATAAGCTAGTTACATTACCATCAGGTACAACTCAAATTCCAATCGTATCATTGGGTATCGCTTCGATTCCAGTGTATCAAGATGAAGGGCAGGTGGCACTTTCACCTACAACTTCACCATTGGGAAATACGAATGCAGGATATACTGTTGTATTAGCAGACCAGAGAGCTGGTACATTAGCAGTAACGCAAGGAGCAACAGCAGCTGGTTCAATTCCAGTGTTCTTAGGAGAAGAAGTAACTACTACCGCACAAGTTGTGAGTGGTTTAGGATTTACATTCTCACCTAATCCTTCGTTAACTACTAACATTACAACTACTTTGACTGTGTATGGTAACGAAACTGGAGGTTCAGTAACTATTCCAGTGGTGGTAACTTATAGAAGTAACGTATAAAAGGAAATAAACGATGGCAATAATTCAAGACCCAAATATAACCGCTCAATTACAGGCATTGGCGGAATCAGGAACAATCGAAAGTAATGATGTAATAGCCCTTTTGAATTCAGCATTACCAGGCGGACAGCAAATCTCCCTTACAACAGGTGTATCATCTGGTGTATATAAGAGATTTGGTGAGTTCGATAAAGTAAATGCAAAGGTAGAAGTAGTAACTACTGGTTTATGGACTGGAGATACTGGTTCATTAACTAATGTACATACTTCATCAACTCAAGTTGCAGCTAATAGTGGTGATTACTATTACAATGCATATAACGCTAACCCAGCAACCGATTCTTCTGCGGAAGTTCAATTCGCTGTAGCATATGGGCATGTAAATGGAAGTGGTTCGGTATCATTACAAAATTCAGATGATTCACTACTTGCTTCAAAAGCAACTTACGCTCAGTATAAATCGGTTCTTTTAGACCCAACTGATACTAAATTCTCATTTGAAAATGGTGCAGGAACTGCTGTTGATTCAAATGATATTTATGTAATCAATGTAAATAGAGCTAGATATAGGGAGAAAATGGATGCAGGAAACTGGTCATTGAATCTTTCTGGTTCTAATGGTTTATTTACATTTATTGATGATAGTGGTAAGAAATTCGGTGATACATTAGGTAAAGCTGGTAGAGTATTTAAAGTAGTAAGTGGTTCACTTAACTTAGGTACGGAAAATGCAGCAACTGTTAACACTACAACTTCTTCTGGTGATGTGGGATTTGGATTATTTTATCCTGATAGAGGAATAGTAGTTCTTTCACCAGCAGCATTAGAAGATACTGTTGGTAATGTTGGAGTAAATGGTTCGGAAGTAACTTTAGCTGGTTCATTATCTGTGGCAGCTGAGCAAGAAAATCACAAAAGATTATTTAACTCTATTAAATTGGGTGGTGATTTCCAAGCTCGTAGAACTGAAAATGTATCTACAAGACACTTCTTCGTAAGAGCAACCAATAGAGAATTTAACTATTCAAACAACCCAACCTATGTAAATACAAATGGTACTTTCGCTGAAACTTCATTCGAAACTGACCCAAGAACTTACATTACAACAGTTGGACTTTTAAACGATTCAAACGAATTAATCGCAGTAGCTAAAACATCTCAACCAATTGAAAAATCATTTGATAAAGAAGTATTAATTAAAGTTAAACTTTCATTCTAATTAAATTGATTAAATTATAAACTTAGAAGAACCCCACCAAAAGTGGGGTTTTTCGTTTTATGATATTTATAGAAAAGTATTTTTAGATGTTAAAAGAGATTCCAAAATCGGATATTGTAGTCAGACCTTTCAAAGTTTACAAAGAGTGGGCTTTGGATGAGACTGATATTACCCCATTGTATGGTACTCTGCAAACTGATTTATATGATGCTAATACTGATGATACAAACTCTAATGGTATTTCTAAAAGAACTTTGTATGATTCCATTAAAGCACAATTCTATTTAAATCCAGCAACAGCATCTATTGTAACTGAAGTTGGTAGGAGAGAATCATATGCATCTACAAATGAAAGAGTAATTGGTGATACTATTGGTGTAATATCGATTCCACAAGAATATTATGGTGAAGGTGTTAAAGTTGGTTCACTAACATTAGAATATGGTTCAATAACAGCAACCGATGATGGTAATTCTAACCTAATTGATTCAGCATCAAATATTAAGGGAAATTTATTTTACGATAGAGGATTGATTGTTGTAACCGATAATGTAACGGATGGTTCTACCTTAACCAACTTTGATATCTCATATCGTTCTACAATGACAATTTATGAAAACGAAATATTCCTTTCAGTAGGTGAAGGTGAATTCAATGTTTCTCAGAATCCAACTGCGGTTTATGAAGTTGGTGGGATTAAAAGAACGATAACAATTACCAAACCATCCACAAAACTAATAGATGGTGAAACAGCAACTAAAACTGTTTATCAACCGGGGGCTAGATACATTAAAAATTCTAACTACCCATATATTTCAAATGTAGATGGTGAAACGAAAGGTAGTTTTGATGATTATATGGTAAGTGGTTCTACTGACCAAACTGGTTCTTACTTAGCTCCATTTATTACAACAATTGGATTATATGATGATGAATTGAATATGGTGGCAGTTGCAAAATTACCAAAACCAATCAAATCATTACCAGATTATCCAGTTAATTTCATCGTTCGTTTCGATACATAATGTTATATTTATAATATATAAAGGAAAGAAATTATGACTTTAGAAGAAAGATTAAAACAAACACCACCAGCAGCATCAAAAGCAAACACTAAAGGTGGTGATAAAACCTTGTTAGAAGCAGATGGTGGTTTAGATTTATCTAAAGATGAAAAAGCCATCGAAAAAGCAGGTGGTAGAAAGTTAGGACAAGGTGGTGGTGGATATGCACCATCAAAACCTTATTCCGATACA